GCCAGATTCTCATAGCGCTCCATCATGCTGCTGCGCTCTGCTCTATCGCGGCTCATCTGCCTCAATAGGATAAGTATCACTGCGAACATCATGACTTGTCCGAAGACATGCACGTATATCATCAAAATAATGACTCCATGACAGAGGGATAATCAGCAAACTCCTCCTGCCGGGATAAGGCCTGCTCCGTTAGACGGACGCTGCGCGGCACATTCTGCACGTCGATGTCTTCCTCGCCGATCTCTGGGATTACATCCCCATCCACCATTGGCAGGAGGTTATTGTCCTTCGTTTCATCAATGATCAGCTGCACGTAGAACATCTCAATAGCCAAAAGCCAAGCCATGACCAGGTCGTCATGTCCCCCACTCACCGCTTCGAAGCGCGATCCATTGTGGGCAAAGATCTCAAACTGGGCGATGAGGCCGCTCGATTGTGGTACCACCACTGCCTCGAGCATGGCTTTTCTGCCCTGCGCTACTAGGTGTGGCCGAGTTCGGACATTGCAATTATATCCGAGTTTTGGCGTCGCCTCATCGTAGGGCTTGCCGTTATTGCTCTGTTGAAAATAGCAATTACGATACCCACAATTAAAAAGAGTCCGGTTAGCACCACCGTCCTGATTATTCTCAATGGCAACCAATGCATTGTTGTACCATGTGCCCACTTCATAACACTTCTCTCCCAGTGCTATAGGGTCTATCTTGCCTTGCACCTCACATACCTGCACGCCCGTTTCCATGCGGATAACCTGAATAACCGAGTCATCACCGCGCTCGAGGCCGTGGGCCGGGTCGCAGCCGACCACATAAGTCTGGTTTGCTATCGGTCTTTCCCAGACGCGGAGGTCATGCCGAGCCATACTCAGCCTCCACCGCACCGGCTATCATCTCTTTGGCCTTGCTCGCCGACGGCACCGCCTGTGCTACCTGCATCAGCTTATGTGCCCCTTCGATGGCCGTGTTCAATACCTCACTGGGGTTAACCGAAGGCTGCATCCGTTCGATCACTTTAGCGTCGGTGATCAGCTTACGGCTCCACTCCAGGTAGACCTCGGCCGCTTTGACATTGCCCGCAATAGCCTTTTGGGACAGTGCATCAAGGATCTCAGGCGTTCGATTGAGCGATCCACCGGCGATCTTAAGCATATGCCGGTGAAACACCTCAGGCGATTCAGTTAATTCAAAATATTGACGGTCCGCTACCCAGCCCTTGGCCTTGGCCAGGTCCTCCACATTATCGTGTTCACGCTTGGCAGCGGGCGTCGCATGCCACAAGGCCAGCTCTTCGAGCTGCGCCTCCTGTTCCTTGGAGGGTAGGTACTCTTTTCTCTTGGGCATTAGTTGGGTGAGAACTCAACCCGCCCCCTCTCATCCATGTAAATACTACCGATCTCAGGTGCTTTAACCCACTCGCGCAGCTTGCGGATCAGCTTGTTGTCGAAGGCCAGCTTGTGACCGATCGGCACCCACGATCCGTAGACACGCGCTTCGATCTCGTCTTCGTCCCACTGGCGGAGGAGTCTATCGCGTCCCTCACTGGCGAGATGTGGATTATCCAACATAGACCACTGGTGGAAGTCGATACCTTTAGCCTCACGAGGTAGATACAGTTCTTCGTAGATCCACGGCACGCCGCGGTCCTCGAGGGGCGTCATGGTGCCGGTCATATATCCGTTGAGGTCAGCCAGCCGCGCCGTGCACTCGGAGTAAATCTCACGTGGCTGAACTTCATCCATATGCACCTTGTGTAATTTCACGCCTTGGAACGTCTTGCGCTTCTGCGTTGAAAACTTAAATCGTATCCAGCTGTCGTTGGTAAACTCCAGCAGATGACCTGCCCATCCGTTCTTTGCTGTATAAACACAGCCGTCTTTGACCATGTTCCACATGGGGCCAGACTCATCCTCCCCCAGCACGTCCTCGTAGATCACTTTCTCGGGGTTTTGTATGGCCGTCTCCTCTGTGTCGGAGACTACCCATATGTTGATAGGTCCAGAAGAAAAGCGGCGAGAGTCTTTGGGAAGGCTGGAATATGGAGCCTTAGTGATGGCATCGATCATGAGCGCATCGGCCACATCTTCGATCATACCTAAGACCGTCTTACCAGCACGGTTGCCCGCCGTAGCCCATTTATTCCGCTCCATAGACCGAAGGAAGCCCACCTGACAGGGGCCATCTCCCTCGTATCCACCGTAGCGAATGTTGTTATATAGACCGAACGGCTGAAACTGGAAAAATGGTGAGGCGAGCAAGCTCATTACCGAAGAATAAGCCTCCGGCTCCAGCTCTTCAAAGACCTCCTTGAGGAAGGGCTTGCGCTCTACCTCGAGGGCTACCTGGACGAGGTTGCTGAAGTCGCTCATACCCAGTCGATCTCAGCCGTGTGGTATGGCTCGCCTTCCAACATCTCGGTGAGTCTGTCGAAGGCCAGCTTGGAGCTGGTGACAGCGAGTTGCTTCCCCTTCCCCGGGGAGGTGCCGATAGCCAAGCAGCCCTTCACGTCCTTGCCGAAATTACCCTTGTGGATCAGGCAGGCAAAGCGTTGAGCGGAGCGGGATTTCTTAGCAGAGACGGTGCCACCAACGAAAGCCCAAGTGCGGCCGTATCGAGGGCTCTTATAGGGCAAAAGAACGTAGTGTCCGATGGGTATACAGGAAACCATAGACCGATTATTACGCCACGGTTTCTCTATCCCCCAAAACTCCTGCTCATCAATAACTATTCGGGACAGTGTGGCGCTGCTGTCCATCGCCTGTCTAGTGATTGTCATGTGCATAGGGATTCTCCTTGTCCCTAAATTTGCATGACAAATAGCGATGTTGTCAAGACGTTTCACGTGAAACTGTCCCTACAATAGGGACAACAGGCATTATCGTTAGTCAAATATTTATTATATTTTCGGCATTATTATTCGTTTTGTCGCTATTTGGCTCGCTTTTTGCAAGGAAATGGACAAACAGCTCCCAATCCATAACAACCATCGGCTCGCTGCGATCCTTCTTCAGGAACAGTAGATCGTTCCGACCTTTCCACTTTTCAAGCTGCGCAAAACCCTCACCATTACTGCGGCCTTTGACCTCGGCCCGCAGCTCCCGAACATCACTGATCGCGCTCATTCGATCCGCGTCAATAGGTATCACCACGTCACCACTGAACGAGCCACCAGCTGCGCCCGACAATGGTACACGTTCTGCGTAGATTCCAGACTCCCGCAAGCGATTAACCATCTCACGTTCGATCCTCGCGCCCTTCGACCTGGACATCTTACCGCCCATAGCAAATCCTTTCGTCGTTGTTTGCTTTGCTCTGTAAGGTATGTAACGACAATGCGCATGTCAATACTGTTATAATAGGTAAAACTAACGAAATACATCGACATAACGGGGAATTGTTACAACGGCTTAACACGAAGCCTCTAATTATCCTTGAAAATGCAATCTGTCATTTATAAATTCAATCTCACACAACGAGGACGTGTTATGATAGATTCAAAACCCACCCCATTTGCCGAGTGGATGCACCTACACTCGATGACCATTGTTAAAATGGCCGAGCTTATTGACGTATCTCGGCAGACGATATCACGTATAGCCCGAGGTGACTTTGAAAAGATAGACGCCACCACCATCAATAAAATCGTTAATTACACCGGATTAACATGGGAAGCATTATGCACCGACGAGCCGTCACTAACACACCGTAGGACCGGCATACCCATTATTGACAATGTAATACCCAACTTGATCCGCGACCTACATGTGAAAGATACAGTCAGTAAATATAGAAAGTATATCAGTCCCAAATTCAAATGCACTTCACCACACTACTTCCAGCCGGCACCGGCTCGCATCGGGGAACTCTGGACTGTTGCCGAGGGCGATACAATTAACGGTGAAGTACTAGATTACTCTAAGGGCTATGTCGACTGGGAGACCATGTGTCGATACAACTTGCCCGATCTCGACCAGTCAAGGCGGGCAGACCAATTCACCACCGTTGAATCCATTGATATTGTATGTACCAACTGCTGTAATACCTCGGGATCATGTCGTGGGTATAATACATCTACAGAGATGTTGATAGTGACCAAGGCCATATGGCACCTACCCCACCAACTGTTTAGGATGCCCCTCACCCTCCTACGGATCACACTCGAAAATCCAATAGTAGAGTCAACAGAAAAATATCCACCACGAATAAAGGATTGGTGGTGGATGGAACTCCCCTCCCCCTAATGCCGATTGGCAGATCTGCGAGGTTAATGTGAATAAAGAGGTATATCAGTTATCGAAAGCACTATTGCGAACAACGGTGCTGATAGAGAAAAACTGCACCTCATTACAACTAAAGAACCGGCTATTAGCCTTGCAGATGCAGATTAATAGAGCGCTATTGACAAAATCAACACACCGGGAGGTTGACGAAGTGTCCTGACAATCATTACATTGTCGGTATGGGCGAGATACTCTCAGGCTGCCACGCTCCGAGACCCCTCGACCCGTGCCGATTCCGGTGCGGGGGGGGGTGTCTATCATAGATACCCCCCTCTTTTCATTGGCCTCGAGGACGATCTGGCGGGAAGACCCGAGCACCAAGCAGACATATCCCCTATCAGGTTCATGGGTCCAGTCCCATGCACGGCACTACGCCACCCGCCAACGGTTCTCTCGAGGACCGGACAATAATAATCGAAACCCTCTCCGGTGGCAGGA